TGGTTTGTTTTAGATACATGTAGTAAATTTACATTTTACGTGTTTTCCCATTTCATATTTGACTTTTGGAAATTACACACACTATTTTTGTGTGTTTTTTTGATTTTTGGATTATGAATTGAAAAAACAGTGAAAATGTCATTTAGAGCTTAATGCTCTGTTTTTCATTTCAAACTTTTTTTATTTGTTATGACAAAATTTCAAACATATTTAAATATATTGTGAAAGGATTTAGGCATTTTATTATATTTCCATAATATAGAAATGACAAGAAATGCCAAAAATGCCAAAATATTTGAATGTGTCATATGTGACTTTCGATGTAGTAAATTAAGCAATTATAATAATCATATATCAACACGCAAACATCAATTGGAAATAAATGGAAATTGTGGAATTGATAAAACTGCCAATAAGTATGAATGTGATATATGTAGTAAAGAATTTAAAACTAATTCTGGTTTATGGAAACACAAACGGAAGTGCTCCATTGCTCAAGCGACAGAAATCTCAAATACTAATAATATTCATACTACAGACATAGATAAAGAATTATTGATAAAAATGCTTTTGAAGAACCAAGATATTATGGAAGGTGTAATTTTAAAAAATAGCGATATAATGGATAAAATGATAGAGATGATGCCTAATATGGGAATGAATATTTCTAATAATAGTCATAATACTACTAATAATCAATTCAATATACAAATGTTTTTGAATGATCATTGTAAGAATGCTATGAATCTAACGGACTTTATCCAATCACTCCCCATTACAAGTGAAACATATGATAGTACTATAGAGAATGGATTAACTAAAACTATAACAAGTATGATGTTGAATGGTCTTAACGATCTAGATATATTAGAAAGACCTATACATTGTACAGATGTGACTAGAAAAACTCTATACGTAAAAGATTCAGATAAGTGGGAAAAGGATAATGAATCGCTACATATACTCAAGGGGATAAAAGAGCTGTCTTTAAAGCAACGGACTTTGATAAGTAAATGGAGGGAGGTGAATGAAGGATGGCAAACAGATGATAAATTACAATCAAAGATGACAAATCTAGTATTCAATTCCATGACACAGATAGAAAGTGACGAAAAGGAAACAGGTAAAATCATTCGATCAATAAGCAAGAATGTCTATCTAGACAATGAAACAAAACAATCATATAAATAAATTACGTAATGAAATGATAATTTATTTATTGGCAAATTTATTATTTAGAGTTGTGTAGAACCTACACACATGGAGTATAGAAGTCTATTTGTAAAGTAAGCTACAAATGTAGGTAGAGATACTAATAGAATATTAAATAATCCTTCTTTCTTCTTGTCAAATAAAAAGATGTATAATCCGGCTAAAAGAATATATAAAAAGAGAATGAAGTTAATAACAGAGAGATAAAAGAAATAATCACAATATTCCCTGTCTAAAGGAGCAAATGGTTTAGTTAAAAGATTGAGTTGACCCATTTATACGTTATACACATAAAATAAATTAAACTTAATGATGAAATATTATTCATATTATATATATAATAATGAATAACGCATTTATAAGAAAACACATAAATACCTTCTCGATATTAATATTTTTAGTAACATTTTTAGCATTGAATTATATCCAACCAGGATTTTTATATAATAAAGACGGAAGTCTCAGAAAGTTTGGTTTAGGACATAAAAGAAAAACGATAATACCTATTTGGTTATTAAGTATAATTTTAGGGATATTATCATATTTATTTGTTCTTTATTACATAACCCTACCTAAATTTAGATAAATATTTTACTCATATGTTTTGTAAACTATTTGTTTATCAGATTTATTTTTATTATCTTCGCTAATTTGTTTCTCCTTTTCTAAATATTCGTTGTGTCTCTTTTCCATTTCTTCGACAGATTGAGTACATCCAGAATTAATGATTGAATTGTAGCTTATTGATGTAACTAATGTTCCTGTTAAAGCATACCACATGAATTCAGCAACCTCTGTTTTCATCTTGATATATCCCATTAATTCATCATAATGTGTATTTGTTACACCAGATTTTAATAAGCCGCCTTTTTTCATACTCTCCCACCAAGAAGGTAAATTAGCTAGTGTCATGGAATTTATAATTAAAGATTTGTCATCGTATACATTATTTATAGCAGTAAGCATATCAGCTTGTTTTGGTCCTAAATTTAAAGTAGCTCTATCTTTTAAAATACTTTTAAAAAATGAATTGACTCCTGTTATATATGTAAAAAAATATCCAATTGTATTGGAAAATGGAGCCAACCAAGAAGGAAATGCCATTAGTAGTATATTTAATGACCCGAATATGAAAAACCATGGGATAAGTGTTGTCTTAAAAGCAATACTATATTGTGTAAATCCACATATTTCATTTGTTAATGACAAATTGATAAAGAATTGGACAATGATTAATACTAAAAAGTAAATAAATGTCCATATTTTTATCATTGACGGCGATTTAGTATAAAATTTGAATATTGAATAAGCTAAAGTTAATAATAAAAAAAATATAATAGAAGCAGTTGGATTTGCAGAAGCCATATAATAAATAGGTATAATTTAATTTGAAAATATAAATACCTAATTTAATGGATACTTTACAACAAATACGTCCCAAATTAATTGAACCTGGTGTTAAATACTTTTTAAATTCAACATTAGAGCAATGTCATATTATCAAATATAAATATTATAATTTTATTTATAATTTAGGATTATTTGTCGGATTAATCTCTATTATATCTATTTTTTTGTATTATAAATACACTCAAAAGAATAATAAAAAATTACAAGAAGATAAACGTCGTGTTGAGCAAGAATATATTATGAATAAATTGAGATTTATGCAAGATTATCGTAAAAACCAAGTGAGTAATTTACTTACCGATTTACCAACATTTCAAAATAATCCAGAAGTTCAATTATTCAATAGAAAAATATATTCATAAATTATATGAGTTCAATCGTTAATTCACAATCATCAGAAGAAATAAAATCTAAATCTAAATCTAAATCTATTTCAACAACTTCTGTTCAATCAACGAGTAGTGAAATTGATTTTTTAGAAAGACTTGACGAGTATTATCGTTTAAAAAATAAGTATGATACAGTTATTACAGAAAAGAAGAATAGTATTCTAAAAGATGACAACCTATCCATGAAACAAAAACGAGAAAAATATAAACTACTAAAATTTAGATGTATTAATTGTGAGAGAAATGTAAATACTATTTTCAATATAAATGACGGAGTACTAACTGCTATATGTGGTGATAAAATAAATCCTTGTAAGTTAAATATTAAAATAAAAAGAGGCAAGTATTTAGATATTCGAACATTAATTGATGTATTTGAATCGGGTATTGATGATATTAAAGAAGAAATAATTTTGGCAAAATTAGATCTATTATTTGGATACGAAACTGAGCAAAAAACCATAAAAATATTCAGGGACTTAAAAAAAGAATTAGAAACAGATTTAGAGTCTACTGCTGAATATGTGACAGAATTTCTAGACATTATTAATAACCAAAAAAATCAATCCGATTTACAGACTAAAATGACAAAGTTTTATAATTATATATCTACTATAAAAGGTACTATGAAAGAATTCGATGAAACAGGTGTTTTACAATTAATCAAAGATGTAATTTCTCTCTATCATACAGAGTTGACACCTTTGATTGTAGATATAAATAGGTTACAGTATCAAAAAAAAAAGATTGAATACAATGATAGTCAACAGAATTACCATTTAATTAGACAAGTATATACTTTATCAAGTCTATTATCTCCATTTTCATATCCTAATGTTGAATCATTTGAAATTGGTGGAGATAAACTGAGACCTAATACAGAAACAAAACCAGATTATAGTAAATTAAGAAAAGATGCTACTAAATTAACAGTTGATGGATTTGAATTAAGTGATGCAACAACAGACGTAATAGAAAAGCCAATGAAGGAAACTAAATTATTTGTACAAAATAATAAAATATTAATTGGTGACAAAGTAATATTGGATAAGATGGATTATGTAAAAAATGCACAAATATACTCTGAAGCACCAAAAATAACATCTATAAAAGCACACGAATTAGGATACATAATGGAGATGATTTATATAGAAGAAAAAAAACCGGAATTAATTGCTATTGACAAAGCAGATGGATCTATATATAATGTAGTTGTAGGCGCACAACAGATAATTTAAAATGTATAACATATTAAATATGAATAATAATTATTTGTATAGTATATAAGATAATGTTTACCTTTTTAAATATCCCTGTATTTTTATTAAGTTTTTTGTTTGGAATAATTTATATGTTTGCTATTGTTCCGCCAAAAAAAGAAATTATTGTATATCCTACAGACGATAATAAGAATTTGTTTCAATTTAAAGATAAAGTAAGCAATTGTTTTCATTTACAGCCATCAAATACAAAATGTAGTAAAGACGTGGAAGAAATACCTATTCAAATATAATTATTTGTATAATATATAACTTATGGAATTAAAAAGATTTTTTACTACATACACTGGGAAGACAATTATGTCATTAATATTAGGTTTAGGATTAGCATCGCTTTTTAGAAAAACGTGCGATGGATTAAATTGTATCAAGTTTAAAGCTCCAAGTTTAGAAGATATTAAAATGAAAAAATATAAATATGGAAAAAAATGTTTTAAATATCAAATGGAACCCATTGTATGTGATAATAAAAAGACAAATGTAGATTTTGCGTAAATATCTATATCAATGAATATAAGTAATATATTAGATATGAGTGATACTACTAATTTAGCTGATTTACCAAGTGACCCTCATGCTGGAGGTGGTTCAGAAAATGTTGTATTGCACACAAACGAACGAACATCACAATATAATCCCGCAGTAGAAGCTTCTAACCAGCCACCAACTTCTGGTATAGATGAACAAAAATTAATGAATGAATTTGTCTCTGGAATTCAACAAGCCAGTGCTAGTGGTGCCACTAGCTTACCATCTAGAGATATTCCGCAAAATACTGTTCATTTTGCGGATGTAGAAGTAAAACCTAATTTCGTTCCTCAAAATGAACAACAAGACTATATTCAAAATACAGATACTGAACAAGAAATATTAGCTAGAAGAATGAATAAGCAAAGTTCTAGAGATTCGTTAGAAATACTATATGACGAATTCCAAATACCAATTATTATTGGTTTATTATATTTTATTTTTCAATTACCAGTTGTTAGGGGTAAATGTCTATCATTATTACCATCATTATATAACAAGGACGGAAACCCTAATTTAACAGGATATATTTTAAACAGTTCATTCTTTGGCATATCTTATTATGTAATTTCAAAATCATTAACCCATTTACAACAATTATAAATATTTAAATATGTATTATTAATAAAAATTGAAGTATTTTTATTAATAATGAAATATCGTATAACAATTATATAATGACTCGCCGACTAAATGATGCAGATTTTGAGATGATTATGGATGCTATGGATGCAATTCGTATAACACAAACGGAAAATTTTATTAAAAATTTTAACAGTGATGACAGAGGATTTATGTTTTCAATTAGGCCAGAAATTAACCGCATTAGTGAAGCAATGCAATATACAGGACATTCTGGGAGTTCCTTTGGATGTACAATGCAATCTTGTAAATATTACTTGCATAATCCTGATGTGTGGATGAATGAAATAGAGTTACATAATATTCCAGATCAACCTGAGACTGAGATTGAGATTGAGACTGAAGAAATTATTATTAATAATAATAACGAGACCAATGATACTAATAACAATAACAATAACAATAATTACGATAATATTAATAACTATAATAACTATAATAATTATAATAATTATAATAATTATAATTATAACTATAACTATAATAACTAATAATAACACATAAAAATATAAAAATATAAAAATATAAAAATATAAAAATATATTTATAGTTTTGTCATTTGTTGAATATTAGAAGTTTTTTTAAAGTACTCGACAAGAGGGTCATTGTTATAATCATTGATGTAATAAATATTTTTTATTCCAGAAGCACATAATAATTTCATACAATTTACACACGGATAATGAGTAATATAAGCATCACATTCATTGCTACTCACACCTCTTTTAGCACAATCAGTAATAGCATTTTGTTCAGCATGTACTGTAGATTGCTCGTGTCCGTTAATAACTTTAGATTCGTGTGGAGCTCCTGGTAAAAATCCATTATATCCTTGTGATATGATTCTATTATCATTCACTAACAAACATCCAACTTTAAGACGTTCACATGGAGAACGTAATGCAGTACATTCTGTTATTTGTTTGAAGTATTCTTGCCATGTGGGACGTTCCATATACAATGAGTAAATATAATAGAAAAGAAATATTTACTCAAATTAATATGACAATCGCCGCATTTATAAATTCAATGATAGATAATATTGATGATAAAGAAATACCAAAAGAAATAGATTTAATATTAGATGGTGGAGCATTTAATGGAATATATATGTTGGGAGGGTTATTTTACCTAAAAGAAATGGAACGTAGAGGGAAGATAATAATAAAACGAATATCTGGTTGCAGTATTGGTGCATTAATGGGATTATGTTTTTTGACCGATAAATTAAATATAGCATTTGACATATGTAACAGGTGTTATAAAATAGTAAGAAAAAGGAGAAAGATTAAATATATAATAAATGAGAAATTGCTAAGAGAAAATTTGGATGAGACAGATATAATTAAGTTACAAAATAATTTGTACATGACCTATTTTGATGCATTTAAAGGGACACAGATATTAAAGAAAAAATATAAAAATAAGGAGGATATAATAAATTGTATATTGAAAACAGCTCATATACCATATTTATCAAATGGTAGTATGACATATAAAGATGGCTGTATAGATGGAGCATTTCCATATATGTTTAAAAAGCGATATAAAAACAGGAAAATAATATTTTTAAATTTGCAAAGTTTCGACAAAATAACAAAAATGATTTTCATAAAAAATGAAAAAAATATATATCCACGTATATTCGAGGGATTGTTAGACATGCATAAATTTATAGAAACACGACAACCAAATAATATGTGTAGTTATGTAGATGATTGGGGAATGAAAGAAATATTATTATTTAGATTAAGAGAAATAATATATACAATGATCATTTATATATTTGGATTGGGTTTACATATCGAATATTTAATTCCTGATAATTGGAAGAATGAACATATAGTAAAAAAATATATAATTATTTTTAAAAATTTATGGACAGATTTAATGATATATATGACAATCTAAAAAGGACTCGTTTCAAATGGTTTTGATGTATTCTGTGGAAGAAGTCCATCAAATAAATAACAATAGCATTTACCATCGTCCATATGAAATGAGCCAAAAAATCCAGATCCACAACTACAATAATTAGATCCTGAAGTTGATTCAACTGGTGTTTTCATACAAAAGTCCATAGGATATCCTTCTTCAATACATGCAGGATAAGATTGAAATCCTTCTTTCGTTGTTAAATACGGAATAAATAATGTAAGTATAAATACAAATATAAGAATAATAATTTTATAATTCATATATTTTATCCTGAGAAATAAAATAAAATAAAATTAAAATAACAAGTTAATAAGATTTTTCTTTGTTTTTCCTTTAGACTTTCGCGTTTTTCCTTTACCTTTACTTCTAGTTTTGTTCTTGTTATATTTTTTATTTTCTAATTTCTTTTTCACCTGTTCTACACTTTCTTCAAATGGAATATATCTTAAGAACCATGATTCATATTCTTTTGTATTTCTTTTGGATTTTAACTCTTTATATTTTTCAGACCGAGCAATTCTCAATTCTTCTAATGTATCTTGTCTTCCGTAACAATTAATACTAAATCTTTTAAGAACACCCTTTTGTTCAAGTCTATTTTTCTGTTGAACATCAAATAAATATTGAGCCATACATAAAATACGATTTTCATCATAATAATCTCTATCACTGTAATAAAATGAAAAATAAAAACTTAACATTGTATCAATAGTTGCTACACGAACCGATTTATTACCCTTTTTAATAACATTGTAACTATGACATGCTAATGGTTTATATATAAATGCGACAGTTTCATCGATTTTACCCATCTTAACTTTAATTTCAAAATGTGGTGCAACAATCTCTCCAATACCTTCATGTTTAATAAGTGTAATACCTTTATAATTAAAATCTTCCAATCTTTCCTTTAATATAGCTGCTGCTTTTTCTGGTTCTTCTGATAATACATCAAAATCAGGTGTTTTTTGAAATATCTTTCTTTGCTTGGTTGGCATATAATGTGAATAAAGAAAACTGGCATAACCACCAAAGAAAATTAATCCTTGATCAATAAAAGAATCTCGAACAATATAATACAATTTTTCGGCTCCTTTATCATCGGTCATTTCAAAATCTCTTAAAAATAATTTTGGGTCACAATGTTTCCCCTTAAGTGGGTAATTCTTATTCAAGAGAATAAGTCGCTTAAGTACCTTTTCCCATCTACTAATATCACCTGCTGGTCTAGATAGTTCTAAATACATATTCATACGAAGGAAATTAGGGGGGCAGTAGAGGATGCCATAAACACGAATAGCGTCTTGTTGAATTCTTTTAAATAGTGATTTTTCCAAGAATGTAATATCAGCAACAGGAATAAAATTGACATATACTTTGTATGTTCCATGATGAACACCAGCCTTGGCCTCTACTTCTTGAAAACCCTCTTTAAAATATATATCAGCCAATTCTCGTGCATCATCAAGTGCATTAGGAGAATAGAAATCATAATCTGGAATTTCTACATCTTTATCGTAAAATTGATCATCTAGAGGAAGGATGTTATTAATAGCTGTTCCACCGTAACAAACTAATTTTTTTTTTTTTAGAAAATCTTCTAAAATAGAGATAATTTTCTTTACATCTGGATCGCTCACTATTTGTCTTCCCTTTCTTTTCTCTGCAATATCAATAGCATCTCTTAATATTTCAACTTCCTTTTCTTCTAAGGTAGATTTTAATTTACAAGATGACATTATATATAATATGAATAGATAAAGTATTATATAAAATTAAAATTAAAAATTAAATATTGAATGAATAATAATCAGTAGTAGTATTTCGTGTAGTAAATGAATTTTCTGGTTTTTGTTGTGTAGGTATTGGAATAGTTACAGGTATATATCTAAGGTGTTCCGGCTTTAATACAAACGCGTGTCCAGTTTTATTGAAAAACATATCATAATATGCCATATTAGAATCAAAATTTTGAAAACACATACCAACCCATTGGCAACCGTATTTGAAGTTAAGAGCAGCAGAAACATTTGTATCATAAGCACTCATATCAGGCATACTCATACTCATACATTTTTTATTATATTCAATTAATTCCTGACTATCTGGTGTGTATTTAATATCATAATCCCTAGAAGCTCTTAAAAATACAGAATTCGATGCGATATTGACGTATTCGTCCAATGGTGTAGACGTAAATAGGGGGTTAGAACGGTCAACTGATATAATTACCTTTCCTTGAAATTCTTTGAGAGGAATAGCTCCTAAATTATGTCCGTAATATTCATAACTATATATTTTTTCTAAAATTCTGCTTTCAAGTGTTCCGTAAATAGTGTCTGCCATTTTTTTATAAATTTTTTCATTATTACTTTGAATTCTAAAATGAAGAACAAGAGGGTCATTTGGATTAGGACAGGATCCTCCACTAAAAGCATAATTCCTAACTATGTTCATAACATTTGAAAAGTTGATATAATTATATGTTTCTTTCACATGATAATTATCAATAGAAGATGTTGCTATGACTGGTTCATCATTGACAGAATAAATTTCAAAATCGAGTACTCTCGCACCTTGAGAAATACATGTTTTTAAAGCACATACATTTACATAATCATTTTTAAATTTTCCTGAACAGCAGCAATTGTAAGCAGTTTTTACATAATAATCGCGCAACAAATATGAATAAGCACTATCACCGTTAAAATTAACAGAAGAAATCTTGGGGAATTCTGTATAAATTTTTTTCAAATTGTCACAATTAACGTCGTTTAGTTGCATTTTGTTTATTGTATAAGCAGATAAACACAATATTAAAATGGCAATTACAAAATAAGCTATATATTTTATTGTAGTAGCTTTATTTTGCTCTAAAATTAATTTTGAGTACATTTTTTTAGCATGCTCCATTTACTTATATTAGGCAATGAAAAAATAATTTAATGTAAACTGACATAAATTACTAAATATTATTTATTAGAATAAAAAGTTAAATAATTAATGTGTATAAGGAATATATATGCCAGGAGGTTTGTTAAATATAGTTGCCTTTGGAAATCAAAATGTATATTTAAATGGAAATCCGTCAAAGACATTTTTCAAAACAACATATAAAAAATATACTAATTTTGGTCTTCAAAAGTTCAGAATTGATTTTGATGGACAACGATCTTTAAGAATTACAGAATCATCTAAATTCACGTTTAGAATGAAAAGATATGCTGAATTATTGATGGACACATATTTAGTAGTTCAACTACCGACTATTTGGAGCCCAATATACCCACCAATGGATTGTTCTGGTACATGGGTTCCTTATGATTTTAAATGGATTGATAATTTGGGGACACAAATGATTGAAGAGGTTGAAATAACTGTAGGAGGCCAAACCTTAAACAAATATTCCGGTTCTTATTTATTAGCCATGTTGGAGAGAGATTTTACGACTGATAAAAAAGAATTATATGATAAAATGACGGGCAATACTCCTGAATTAAATGATCCAGCCAATGCATATGGTAGAATTAATACATACCCTAGTGCTTATTATACGGAGGAAGCACAAGGACCCGAACCATCTATTAGAGCTAGAAAAATATATATTCCTATTAATTGTTGGTTTACTTTAGCAGCAAAGATGGCTTTCCCACTAGTAGCATTACAGTACAATGAATTAGAAATAAACATTACATTAAGACCAATCAATGAATTATTTACAATTCGTGATGTAACAGATAAGACAAACGAATATCCATATATACAAGCAAATCAAAATGAATCTCTACAACAATTTTATAGATTTTTACAACCGCCTCCTGATATTTCATTAAATTATGTTGATAAGAGAACCAATTGGAATGCAGATACACATTTAATATCAACCTATGGATTTTTAACAGAAGAGGAATCAAAAGTATTTGCTGCTAAAGAACAAAAATATTTATTCAAATCTATTTATGAATGGAAATATTTTAATGTAACCGGAAATCAGCGGGTAAAATTAGACAGCACGATGGGAATGGTTTCATCATGGATGTGGACTTTTCAAAGAAGTGACGCAAACTTAAGAAATGAATGGAGTAATTATACAAATTGGCCTTATAAAACCATTCCACAACAATCCGATTTCGCACCTTACTCTGGTGATTGGGATGTGTCTGGATGTGCTACAAAGATTGGTCCAGGACAAGAAATAGATGGAACCCCTACATACCTTACTTATACTGGAGTATATAATGTTGCAAATGAAAAGGACATTTTAATGCGTCTTGGTATTCTTATGGACGGAAAATATAGAGAAAATGTGATGGATGCTGGTATATATAATTATATTGAAAAATATGTAAGAACCTCTGGAAACGCACCCGATGGACTATATAATTATAGTTTTGCTATTCATAATGATCCATTTGATTTTCAACCATCGGGTGCAATGAATCTAAGTAAATTTAATGATATACAATTTGAGTTTCAAACATATGTTCCTCCATTGGACCCATCCGCAAATTTTTATACGATTTGTGACCCAATATCAGGAGATATTATAGGTGTAAATAAACCTACATGGAGAATATATAATTACAATTACAATCTAACTATTCATGAAGAAAGATATAATGTTCTAACATTCAATAGTGGTAGTTGTGGTCTTATGTATGCTAGATAAAAATATATTTTATTATGTAATAAATTATATTTTTAGGGTCGTTTTTGAAAGACCAGAAACATATGTTCCAAAAAATAAAACAATAAAAATAAAAAAGAATTATAAATGATTTTTATATGGTTTAAGACTATATAAAAACGCGGCGTTTGAAATGTTAAAAGGTGTAACAAAGTGAAATGACTTAAATAGTTTATTCCATTTTTAATTACAACGGGTCTACAATGAAAGTAACAAATACTGATCTACTCAATAATAGATATAAATATTCTATTGCAATTCTTGAACAGAATATTGTGGAAAATCATCTTGATGAAAAAATACTTTTGGCAACACAAAAGCTTACACCTGAGTTTTGTGTCAAATACATATTAGATTTAGATATTGAAGGAGGTGGAGAAGAATCTTATATTTTTGATATATGCTATATTTTATCATTTCAAAAACATATTACAGAAAAAGAATTACTAGATTTAATATCTACTTAAAATTTTTAGATAGAACTAAAACTTAAATTCAGTTCGAATTTATTAATGTTTATTGGATTTCATTTTGATTCTTTTGGTTCTTTTGGTTCTTTTGGTTCTTTTGGTTCTTTTGGTTCTTTTGGTTCTTTTGGTTCTTTTGGTTCTTTTGGTTCTTTTGGTTCCACCATATCGGTCTATAGTCTCTCTTCTTAATCTTCTACCTTCTCTCGGATCCCATCCAGCTGCACAAGATAAATCTATGATAATTGTATCTGTATATTCTTTTTCTGCCAATTCTTTTAATATTTCACTTAATGTGAATTGATTATCTTCTTTAAACTCAATACTCCTTAAAGTATGTGGAAATTTTACTACATCTAATACTGGCATACCTGGCTCTCCTATAATTAATACGGTATTATTGTATGGATTTGCTAAATTTTCAATTAGTTCGCCAGGAATTATAGTATATGTCTTATTCAAGTACGAATCTCCTTGCTTCCAATTAGTTATACTATATCCTTTTTCAATATGTGTACGATATAACTGAAGTTCAGGATCAGTATCACCATCTTCATCTTCAAAAAATGATTCAACTAGCGGCTTCTGTTTTGTTGATGTTGTTGTTTTAAATGTTTCTTTATATACCCCATCAATACGTAGTAAATGCCTACGTATTCTTTGAGTTAAGTAATTAATCTGTTGTTGTCTAACGATTGGTGTTTTAAAATCTAAATCCAATTTTTGAGCAGATCTTAATACGTTCTGAGCATTCCATTCTTTTTTTTTTTCACTTATAAGTGTACTTATTGAATTGCCCATATCTAATAACTCATCCTCGCTTACAAAATTACATACACCAGGTGTTGTAGCATTTATTTTATGAACATTAATATTTTCAGTATGTGCTATTTCTGTATCAGAACTGTCTAAATTTCCATGGGTTGTAATGAGTAATATAGCTAGTTTATTAGGATCTCCTCCTCGTTTTGAACGAGAATTTTTAGATTTTTTAGATTTATTTGAATCATTATATATTAATGAGTTTTGTCTTGTCATTAATATATAATTTTATTTATTTATTTATTTATTTATTTATTTATTTTATTGTAATTGATTATTTTATGTTTCATTTCTAGGAGAATTATATTCTATTATCTTCCTCTTATATCATTTGACGACTTTGGTGTTTTTGTATTTGTTAGAGGGCAACTTAGACCCTTGTATGGATCTGCAGTCCAAGCAGTATTTGCAGAATAAACACCACAATCAGAAAACATTCCGGTTGCGGATTTGCGACAATCATAATCAACTGTAAATTTGTATTTATTGGGATAATCAAATTCCTTTGTAGATAAGCCATCAGTCTCTTTTAACGCAGCCGGAAAATTTCCCATGGAATCATCGGAAATATTTGTTTGATATGGTTCAGGGTTTGTCGGTTTTAAATTATTTATAATTTTATTATTATATCCATTACTAATTGATATTTCGTGTGTAATATCTAATGAAGTTTTATCAGCTTGTCCAATGGGGATTGACCCTGGTGATTGTATTATTTGTCTTACATCCAATGGAGTAAAATTTTCTTTAATACTAGAACTAAAATATAAGTTCTTTTGGAATAAGTATTGTTGATAAATCAAATATATAAAACTGCATATTACAAATAGTATAAAGAAATTATCAAACATATATTTTATACTAATATTTAATTTACATAAAATATACAAAATTATTTATTTATTCACATTCTATAAGATTATAGTCTAAATCAAAACAACCCATTATACAATCTTCTTCTTGACAATTATCTAATAATTTGCTATTATTTTTAAATAATGATAAGGTAGTATTGAAGAAATCATCCTCTGTGATATTATTTTGTTCTTGTACACATGATCCGTGCTTTTCCCATTCATGTTCCCATAATGTATCATCGCATTCATGCCAATATGTATTCATATCAGTTAATAATAGACCAGTGGGATCAGAATAAGAAACCTCTATACAATATTCCGGATAGGCTGTACTATTGATTTGTGGCCAAAGCCCATGAATCATATAATCTGTACTGCACCATTTTTGAGCAGCTAATAGATAATAATTATATATATTGTCAGATGTAGTAACAGTAATTCCTATTAATATTGTTAATAATTTATATAGCATATATTTATATTTATATTTATATTTATATTTATATTTATATTTATATTTATATTTATATTTATATTTATATTTATATTTATATTTGTTTCTTAGTTTTCTTGGTCTTCTTGGTCTTCTTGGTCTTCTTGGTCTTCTTAGTTCTAGAAATTAGTTTGCTTTTATATCTAGATTTACAATGTTCATATAGTTTTTTGGATGTAATATACTTTTCAATTCCAGGGGTTGTTAATTTTTGGATATTATTAAGCGATGAATAGTATACATCCAACTCTTCTCTAACACGATTACCCGCATGTGCTTTATATGATTCTGGAACTAATTGTTTAGGTAAGAATATAATTCTATCCATTATTAATTGTTTCAATCCTTCAAACTCATTTTCATATTTATTATCGTTAATAAATGCTTTAATTTTGTCATTTGTAATTTGTTTTGATTTAAAGTATTTTTTAATTTTATCAGGAAAATCAAAATTTTCTTGGTTTAATAAATCACGAAGATTAATGCTCTTATAAACATATTTGTCGCTTTGATTAACACCTATTAGTTCTTCTGAATATATATCATAACATATTATATTGCAAGTAAATAGTAATGTTAATGAAGATTTCCATAATCCTTTTACGCGTTGGATTAAATTTTCAATACTATTTGATAAATATAAATTTTCTAATTGTTTTTTTGTAAAATATTTATTAATTGTGTCTAATGTATAACTAGGAACCTTGTCTTTTTTCCCCTTTTTAATTTCATAATCATTTACAACAAATTTTATATTAGATGGAACTTCATTAGTATTATTAATAAATGTTACTAAATTGTTCAACATATGTATTCTATCTTCTTCATCAATACAGCGAACCCATGGTTTATTATAATATTTATTGGTAGGAACGAAATGATATTCTGTACGTGCATTGAATTTAGATGATAAATATGTAGCCATATTATATGCTAATTTTCCAACAGCTCTGGTGGGTGGAGAGAATACACCACCATCCCATATATATATTGTTTTTTTTAAAGGCATTGTACTTTATATTATACGAATAAATTAATATATTTTAATTATATTATTTATAAAATATATACAATGGATTTACTAACAGAAAAATACAAAAATACAGAAGCAGAACCAGAAGCAGAACCAGAACCAGAACCAGAAGCAGAAACTAAAAAAAAAAACAACTGGGGTGAATTTTTTAGTGCTAGTGTATCAGCATTAATTACAGTATTAATAATAGGATTATTAGGAGCAAATTTTGTATATTTAACAAGAATTAATAAGGATTTATTTTTTCCAAATGATCCAACACAAAGACCATATACTGATAAAAATAAACAGGGTAATAAATTGCCTCCATTATTTAATGTTAAACAATCTGGGGGTAACGGGAGTGGAGTAGGGAGTGGAGTAGGGAGTGGAGTAGGGAGTGGAGTAGGGAGTGGAGTAGGTGGTGGAGTTGGTGGATGTGGAATGCCAATTGATATGACGAAAAGTAAATTATTAGATAATAAATATTTTAGAGGAACATTTGATTATGGATTTCCATATTCTATGGATAATGGAGCAGATACATTTGGAGGAGTTATCAGTAGTTGGTTTTCAAATAAAGTAAAATACTCATATATTTGGTTAAGAACTGTAGAAAAGAGTATAATTTCATTTTTTGAATCATTTTGTGCAATGTCATCTGATTCAGCAAAGGATATAGTTCCATTTATTTTAGGACCAATTATAATTCAAGTAATTTTTTTAATTACATCTTTATGGTACTTGCCTGCATTAGTAAGTGTATTCTGGAATGAAGATACAAATAACAAATATGGTATATGGATTTCTATACTTGGACTGTTCCTTGGATGGACCTGGTTTGTTCCATTGATGACGACTTTTGTACAAATATTTTCAACTATATATAAATTTGTATTATTACCAGTAATGATGAATTCTGGAGATATAATAAATATAATGGGTAAATCATTTAATGCATGGTGGTTAAAGTTGATATTTTTCTCAATGGTAATTGCTGCTGCATTTAAAAATTTAGATTTAATAATTGCAATAATTATGTTGATAGTATTTATACCACATTTTATTCCTCCTGGTATGAATCCATTCAGTAAAAAAAATAATGAGATATGATCTATAAAATTTGATCTATAAAAAATATAATATAAACGGTTTTATATTATATATTTAAATATGGGAAAAAATAACAAAAAATCCAAAGCCAAGTCCAATAATAAACCCAAGAATATCATCGATAATAATAGCAAATATCCATTTGTAAGTGTATGTACTCCAACATTTAACAGAAGACCATTTATATCTGGTATGTTAAAATGTTTTAATCATCAAACTTATCCAACAGATAGAATGGAATGGATTATTATTGATGACGGTACTGATAAAATAGAAGACCTTGTCAAACATCACCCCAATGTAAAATATTTTGCATATGATACTAAAATGTCTCTAGGTAGAAAGAGAAATTTATTACATGAAAAAAGCAAAGGAGATATTATAGTTTATATGGATGATGACGATTACTATCCTCCAGAACGAGTGAGCCATGCGGTCGAAACACTTCAATTTAATAAAAAAGCCATTTGTGCTGGTTCCAGCGAAATATACGTCTATTTTAAACATATTCAAAAAATGTATCAATTTGGACCATATGGACCAAACCATGCCACAGCTGGAACATTTGCATTTAGAAGAAAATTAATTGAGAATAAATATGACGACGATGCGTGTATAGCAGAAGAAAAGGTTTTTTTAAAGGATTATACAGTACCATTTGTTCAATTAAACCCTACAAATGTAATTTTAGTCATTTCACATGAACATAATACATTTGACAAGCGAAAATTATTAGAAAATCCTCATCCGAATTTTGTAAAAGAATCTGATAAAAAGGTTGAAGATTTTATAAAAGAACCAGAATTGATTGAGTTTTATATGAATATAAATTCTGCTTTAGAAACATATGAACCAGGGAGACCATCGATGAAGCCAGATGTATTAGAACAGATTATAAAAATAGAGGAGCAGAGGAGACAACGTACAGAAAATATGATACAGTCAAATAATGGACAAATTATGATTCAAGATAAAGACGGTAATTCTACACCTTTAAATAATAATCAAGCAGTTGAGATTATGAAAAATCAACAACAACAGTTACAACAACAACAGAGTCAATTGACACAAATTAAGAGTGCTTTTATAAAGATGGCACGGGAAAATATGGAATTAAAAAAAATAATAAAGGACTATGAAATACAATGTGAACAGATAAGTCCAGTCAACTAACCAAATAAATAACCTATTTACATTTAATCAAAAAAATGTATGATTAAATATAATTATCAAGGGTGTAAATATGATTAAATATGATTAAATATGATTAAATATGATTGCATATAATAGACTCTTCGTCGACATCAACGTCGACATCAACAATATTCAATATTGAATGTTTATCTAAATAACGAAACATACGATTAATATCAAGTTTATTAATTTCATAATTCTCTAAATAAATCTCTACTTCCTCTTCTGATTTTTCATTTCGTAAATTATAAAAAAATGCGAACAAATCCTTTTGATCCATTCCTAATGTAAAACATAAATTTTGGATGAATAAATAATTATTGTATTCTGTACTGTATTTTGTTAATACTTTGGTAAATCGAACCTCTGATGGATTAAATTTTGGCTTCTTTTTGAAATGTTCGTGATATAATTTATTATTATAAAATGTTTTTATTAGTGATGTCATCTCATTAAACTGCCAAATTTGTTTTTGAAATGTGATTCTATCCATATAATCAGAAAAACACATATTTTCTAAAATTGTATTATAAAATGGAAATGATTCATTCTTGGGAATCTTTCCTAATACGTCAACGATATTTTCATGCCATAATAGTCCAACAATTGTTCTATCCGTTTCATTCATAATATGATTATGATTATTCAATTCATGGTTATTATTAATTAAATTTTTGGTTATTTTTTTACTATCTTCATTATATGTTTTTGGTTGAAATATATTTTGAATAATTTCATTTTTTAATGAAACAATTTGCTTATTGTAAATATTAACAATGGAATCTAATTTTCGCAAGTCACCTTGTATATAATTTAATAAATTATTTTTTAGTTCAATATTTACATTAGGCATTAATTTTGTGATTAATATTTCCATTTGTATATTTGTTGGATTTTTTAGCTCATAACTATTACATACCTTAATCAACTCTTTAATTTTCTTATCAATATGATAATTACCAATACAAATAATAGGATTTAATGTAATCTCTTCTAGTTTTTGTTTTTTAGTTTTTTTTGGTCGAATTAGTTTTATAAGTGAATTTATACCACCTTTATCACCATTATTCATTCCGTCTATTTCATCCATTATAATCACTATTTTCTTAACGTTTTTTTGTAACATGGATAATACATTTCTATCAGACATGTTATGTTTTGTAATTGTATCAATGATTACCTTATTACGTATATCACCAGCATCATACTTTATTATATCGTAATTTATTTCCTTTAATAATGTTTCTATAAAAGCAGATTTACCAGTTCCAGGATTACCGTAAATATATATTCCCCGCTTACATGATAGGTCGTGTTTATTCTTTTCAAAATTTACTAAAAATGTTTTTATATCATCATGTATAATAGTTCTATCTAATATATCATTTATGTTTATTAACTCCATATTATATTTTTATATATCTTATGTTTATGTTTATTTTTATGTAACATGTTATTTTTACACAAATCGTTTAACACTATCATTAATAAATAAATATTTTATAAATATTTATTTATTTCTTATTTTTTCTCATTTTTTCTTATTTTTTCTCATTTTTTCTCATTTTTTCTCATTTTTTCTCATTTTTTCTTATTTATTTGTCGTCACAAATACTAGGATCATTTGTAATTCCATCCCAAGTTAGATCACATCCTTTTGCCCATTTGTATTTGTTACACGCGCCATCTGACCCTTGCCAGAAATTTCCTGTAAAATCCATAGTTTTAGAACAAGAAGTATTTCCTAAATTCTTAGTATTAAAACAAGATTGAGATGTTTTAACTTGATCAGAATCCGCATCAGGACTTGTCGCTGACATTTGTTTATCAATCCAATAATCAGGGCATTCTGACACAATAGGCGGGAATTCACCATTAAATTTATTTTGATACAATACAGAACCAACGAATATCATAACAACAATGAACATTACAATTGCAACCATTAATACGATCTTTTGAAAATTATTAGTCATTATATAAATTAAATGAATATAATTTTTTCTGCTTAATTATATATATGAATGGTTCGTCTACTAATGGAAGATTAGATATAACTGCACCTAATACTATGAATCAATTTGATCTGTTTGATAAAATACCAACTGATACTGGAGCTACTACATTTCACGATGCTATGGTTGGAAACTTTACAGAAAACAATCTATCAAGAGCATACTTTTGTAAGGAAAATATTCAAATGATTCAAAATGCTATTAGAGTTGGGGTTTATAAATTGTCTAATAACCAATATATCATTGGAGACCAAAATTATGACACTATTAAAATTATTATGAGAAGTGTCTTTTTACAAAGTTCTACAAATTTACCAAATAATATTCCTCAACAAATACAATCACTAAATGATTTAGTAGTTGAATATTGTATCAAACAAGTATTCAGTGAAGCTCAAGCATACATTACTTATAAAAGAGACGTAAGTACCATGTATACTCCTATTGATAGACCCATACAACCTGACTATAATAATAAAACTTTAGAGTTAAAGCATTTTTTTTAATTTAGCAAAAAATATTAATTCCAATAAAAAATATTAATTCCAAATAATATTTATACTACATTTGTCTAGTTATTATTTCTTCTTAATCTTGAGCTTAATTGTAGTAGGAACTTCTAAATATTTCTTTAATTCAGCAAGCTCTCTCATCCACATATCTTCAATCGCGGTTCCTTGAATTTCAATTAATTCTTGTGACTTATTATCACGCTCTTTTAATAGTCGTCCAACATTCTCGTCAGATACACTATCCATTGTCATTTTTAATAGATATTTGTAATCATTGTCACTATCCAATACATCAAATTTTTTATCAATCATCATTTTAAGAATTTCGTCCTTCTTCTTTCGTCGTAAATCAACGCTTCCATCAAGTGTTTCTTGAATATATCGTGCCTTGTTTGAAAGCACTACCAATTCTGTTGTAAGAGAATTTATCATATAATCTTTTCTTTTTTGATAATATGTTAATCTTACAGGATAATACCCATCAACAATTTCTTTCTCGTTGTCAAATTTCATTAACTTCTCCTTTTCATTAAATAGATGCATATTATTTGTACTCAAAGATGTATATAACTTCATCATCTTTTCAAAATTATTATATTTATTTGAACCATCTACCTTTTCATCAATTGGATCATTAAATGAAATCTCAATATCAACAGTTGTATCCGTGCTCATATCATTATAATCTTTTACAAATGCCTTACCCTTTTTATTTTTATCTGCTTCCATGAGATTTTCGATATGTTGTTTGAAATCCTCAGTCCAACAACCAATGGGTAATTCAATAACTCTCACTTTCTTATCGCTCAATTTTTCATATTTACCTTTTACAATATATCGGTTGTTATCGTTTTCATGATATGAACCAGTAAATCCTCTATATGATGGAGTGAACACAATGTCATCTGTACTCTTGTGCTCAAGTTTACATTGCAAATAATAAATCAACTTGGATACAGAATAAGATAAAACATCCGTGCTAAAACCAGTACCAATACCCTTTCCACCATTTACTAGAATCATAGGGATAATTGGAACATAAAACATTGGCTCTACTGGAAATCCATCATCTTCCAGATATTCTAAAATAGCATCGTCTTCTTTTCTGAAAATATATCTAGTAACCGGACTTAATTGAGTAAAGATATATCTTTCACTCGCCGAATCTTTTCCTCCTTGTAATCTCGTATTATGTGTAATTGTAAAATCACCCAATAAGAATCTTTCATTTGAATCAATATGCCAACCACAAAAATTGCCATTCTTTACCTTTTCAATTTTAATTTGATGTAAATACGGGTTTCTAGCAAATTTCATTGTGGATTGATATTGGTCACTTATTTTTTTTCTAGATACCTTTACAGGTATTTTATCTAAATTATATCCACTAATAGCTAGTTCTAACATTGAATTATACTCTCGAATTACGGCTCTATATCCTAATGAACCAGCTATTATTCGAAAAGATTCCATTAATGGTCTTCTTTGATTGCTTTGAAATATTCTATAAGTTACCATTCCAGATTGTTTTTTTATAGAACCGTCCGAATCAATCATACCGGCTAATAATTTTAATCTATTTTCTTTGCTATTAATAATATATTGAATAGGTATTTGTTTATTTTTGAATAATTTATTATTTTTCATCAATTCTTTAAATGGATTCAAATTAACTGAATTCTTGCTATTAATATTAATTCCATTGCATATGAAATTATCGGTATTTTTATTAAAATGCCAATCACATGCCCCTGTATTTATTTTGGAAGTTTTACAACCTTTACACTTTATACTAGAATTATTTACATCGCCTATGGAATTTACATCACTGTTTATTCCAGAACCTCTTCGTCTAATATAATAAGTACTGCTTTCGTGTTCATTATAATTTTCACAGTGAACGGTTTCACATCCAATTGTATCTAACCAAATAGCCCATGATTTAATTATTTCATGATCTGTCGACGAAAACGCGTGACAATCACTCATACCATCACCTAACCATAAGCCTAAAATATAAGGATCTATATCAATCTTCTGTTCTTTCCATTCAATAGGAGTACTATTCAATACTCCTTTAATATGATGTTTAATATAGCTAGGTAATTTTAAATAATTTTGGACGTTAATGTCAAATATTGCCGAATCTTGAATAGTTTCTCCAAAACATAACATCTCATTGTATGCTTCTTCTACTGTTTTTATAGTTTTATTGGCATGCTTACTATTCGTCATCAAATGTGTTCTAATCGTTTTTTCGCCAAATTTTTTCTCTTTTTCATTATAATAACTCATTTTCCAGGATTTGGTAGATTCTTTCCAAAATATGGACTTGTGACTAGAATATTGAACTGTTAATATATGGTTACTATTAACTGTATAATTAGACATATTCCCATTATGTATTTTATACATATTATCTACACCTTTTATGGTTTTTGAAACAATTCTAGATAATCCATCATCGCCTACAAGTTTATCTCCAACAATTACATTTTTTGCCAGTTTTATAGTAGAATCCCACATTAATATTTCAGTTTCAGGGTCAACACAGCCAAACTGACCATTTGGCATAAGCAGATTAATATTATTACTTCCTACATAATCTTGCGCCATACCTACAATTGCCGCATTTAAACTCGCTTCACCATGATGATATCCAGACTGTTCAGATACATATCCACTGAACTGAGCCACCTTAATTTCAGTAGTCAGATTTTTTTTAAAAGCACTGTATAAAATCTTTCTCAAACTAATCTTAAGACCATCCATCATGCTTGGAATAGAACGCTCACAATCATATTTTGAAAAGTGAATGAGCTCTTTATTGACAAAGTCGGTATAACTGACAGATTCATTATTCGTATCTAAATAGATGTCCCGGTCATAATTAGAGAGCCATTGCTTTCTCTCTTCTGAACGCTTTTTATTAAATACCATATCTACAATATTATCGCTTGTTGCACCTTCATGTTTGAAGTATACGATTTTCTTATTTGTAAAGTATTCCTTGAACTCCTTACCAGTGCTCGTTCCTAATCCCTTGTAATATTTCACATTCCATCCATTGGTGTCATTCTCTCCCTTCCATTTTCTATACTCTCCATCATTATAGAATAGAAGTTCCTTTCCACCTTTCTTTGCTTTTAGAATGGGTGTATTCATAAAACCAATGAAATTATTAAGTGTAGATAATGAATTCCATTGGTCTTGAAATACATTTAATCCAAGTCCCTTAATATGAGAGCCGTCTAAATCTTGATCAGTCATAAATAATACTGAATTATATCTCAGAGCCTTTGAAGCGGATTCTTGTGTATATTTTTTCCCCGTTTCTAGACCGAGAATTTGTTTAATTTCTATAATTTCTTTATTTTCTCCAATACGTTTCATCGTTTCGCCACGAGTATTAAACATTTTACCCTTCATAGGATAAACACCAATTGTATTTCTATCGTCCTTTGTGAGACCTGATACAATACCTGCTTTTGCTGAATCTCCCTCACACAAAATAAGCACACATTTATCCGATTTGACAGTTCCGGCATAGTTTGCGTCAATTAACTTTGGAATTCCACGAATGCTCTTACTCTTTGACCCATCCGTTTTCTTCACAGCCTTGTTTTCCTTTACTTCCGTGAGAGCACAAGCAGCATTCATTACTCCCATTTTGGCAATCTTTTCAATAAAAGCGTCACTTACATTACATGTTGAACCAAACTTAGTAATGGCTGTTCCAAGTTCATCCTTTGTCTGACTATTAAAAGATGGATTTTCAATATCACATCTCAAGAATAGCATTAGTTGCTCTTTAATTGTGGTAGGCTTTACATCAACCTTCTTTTTCGTTTTAATATAGACACACATCTTGCGGATAATTTGATTCATAATATATTCCACATGCTTACCACCATTTGATGTATAAATACCGTTTACAAAACTTATTTGCTGGAATTCATCTTTTGAAGCAAGACATACAGCGTATTCCCATCTATCGTTTGGTTGCTCGTAAATTCTGTTTGTTTCCGTTTTTGGACCAATATACAGGTCGATATATTGCTCTAGATTCTTACAAGGAACCAATTCACCGTTCAGTTTTACCTTTATGGTCTTGTCCGTTACAGCAGATACATCATATACTCTCTTTTTGAACAGTGCCAACATATCCGGAGTTAATCCGTTAATACCTAGACGAGCATAATCTGGTTTGAATGATACACGAGTATATGGTTTCTTTTTACATTTTGTAATAGATGGTTTGCAAATCTCTGTAAGATTATTTTTGAATTCTTGGACATACTTTAGACCACGGACATGATCTACGGTCTCTACCTTTCCCCACGTAGACCAAATTAATACTAGTTTAAATCCAAATCCATTCTTTCCACCTATAATTTTCTCTTTTTTCTTTTCGTCATAATTAGTTGATGTTCTTAAATGTCCGAAAATCATCTCAGGAATCCATATTTTATACTCAGGATGTTGAGCTACATCAATACCGTTTCCATCGTTATACATATGAATTGTACCATCTTCATCAATAGTAATATCAATATTAGTCACTGGTATAGCATTTTCTACATTGTCCTTTACCGATTGTGCTTGTCGGATTACATGATCGCGACAATTTACAATTCCTTCATCAAATAATTTATATAAACCTGGAATGTATTGAACCTCTTTAGAAATAATTTTTCCATCGTCAAAGATATACCCATCGTGTTCCGTATTTTCAATAGAACCTATATATGTGTCTGGTTTTTTTAATATATGCTCTCTGTCTGTTAATTTCTGATATTTAGACAATGATTCTTGATCTGTCATAGTTAATAATTATATTATTCCATTTTATTTATTTAAACTGTTTCAATTTTTATTTTTATTTTTATTTTTATTTATTAAGTTTTAATGATTTGTATTTTTTAGTTATATATATATAACACATGTCAACAAATTATATAGAACCTGTACCAGAACCCCAAGTTGAACCTCAAGTTGAACCTGAGCCTGAACCTGTGCCAGACCCAATCACAACCAACACAACCCAAACAATTCAACAATTACCAGGGTATTATATGATTATTAAAGCAGTCGCTTCAGGTGGTAATTCTGGAAGTGGTGGATGGTCTATCTATGATGGTACAGTCGGGGCCTACCAATACTATTACCCAGGTAGCGGTGGTGGAGGTGCTGGTGCGACTCTAAAATATAGTGGGAGTCAATTAACAGTATCTATTACAACTGGTAATGTCACATTAACAAGTTCAGAAGGTGATATTATTGTGTTAAATAAAGGTGGAAATGGTGCTAACGTAAGCGGAAGCGGTGGAGGAACAGGAGGTAATCAAAGTGCTACTAATAACAATGATTCTTTTACTGATATAATTATAGCTTCAGGACATAATGGAATGTCACCGGCGGTTAAAAATTCACAAACAGATTCGCCAGGAGGAGCAGCTGGTATAAATTATCCTAATAATGGGATTGGTGCAAGCGCCAAATCAGTTTCGGCTGCTCGGACAGTATCAAATCAATCTGTTAATATTACATTTGTTCCGTTGGACCCTGGGAAATGGGTTTTAGTTTTTAGACAAACAGTAGAAACAGACGGAAGTACTTGGTTATGGGCATCTGATCAAGACCCAAAAAATGTTTCAAAAAATGAAACATATCCAGAACAACCTCAGTATTCTGTTTTAAATAATATAGCAGATTATGAATACAATGATACAGGTAAATATCATTTTAGATATAATCATTTTACCAATAGTGGAGACAATACTCCAGTTATGGTAAATGAATGGAAGCAAAATACAAATAGTTTATGGACTGGACCAGTAACTGGTTATGAGGTTATTAGTGTTCCATATACACAACATGGTTTTGGTGGATTAACAAAAAGTACTAATTATGCGAATAACACTTGGTTAGATTGTGCTACTGATGGTACTTGGTGGAGTGCACTTGCAACAATAGTTGTATTTGGCGACGGGATTCCGGGATTGCAAAATGACATAGCGAAGAAGGTGGAATTGTGGGCATTTGTATATAATGAACCAGAACCTGAACCTGAACCTGAGCCAGAACCTGAACCTGAGCCAGAACCTGAGCCAGAACCTGAGCCAGAACCTGAGCCAGAACCAGAACCAGAACCAGAACCAGAACCAGAACCAGAACCAGAACCAGAACCAGAACCAGAACCAGAACCAGAACCTGAGCCAGAACCTGAACCCCAAGTTGAACCAGAACCAGAACCAGAACCAGAACCAGAACCTGAACCTGAACCAGAACCTGAACCTGAACCAGAACCAGAACCAGAACCTGAACCAGAACCAGAACCAGAACCAGAACCAGAACCAGAACCAGAACCAGAACCAGAACCAGAACCAGAACCTGAACCTGAACCAGAACCTGAACCTGAACCAGAACCTGAACCAGAACCTGAGCCAGAACCCCAAGTTGAACCAGAACCCCAAGTTGAGCCCCAAGTTGAACCAGAACCCCAAGTTGAACCCCAAGTTGAACCCCAAGTTGAACCAGAACCTGTACCAGTACCACCATTTTCAAATAGACCAGGACCAATTCAATCTTGTACTTCGAGGTTTGCGAAATGTAATCTTAATAAAAAATTAGGACCTGCTTTTCAAAGTGGTAATGTTATTATTAGAGATGCTACAATGGCAAAAAGAATATCAGCATTAATACAGCTTCAATCTCCTCTAAAAGGTGCTACTTTCGTAATTCAAGACGTATCCTTAAATGTATATGGTCAAAAACCTGGGGGTCCAAATGGATATGGATCATCGCCAAAAAATACTTTTTAAATTAAATAAGTGCGTTGATTAATTTAGAGATAAATTTTTTTCTCTATATTCTTTATAATGGTTAAAAGACACGATAAAGGTCCTAACGGTATGTACCACATTGGTTCGCATAAATACGCTATGTTAGAAGGTTCTCGTGCTCAAGTATGGCACGGAACTGCTTATAAAACTGCTGGTGGATTAAAGAAGGATGATCTTAAAATGCACAACGGAAGAATTGTTTCTAAAAAGGCGAGTAAAAATGCTAGTGCTCAAAAACATCTTAAAGGATTTCTTCAACCCAAGGGAAGCGGAGTCTTTGGAACAGTCTCAAAGAAGGGAAAAGGAAGAAAAGGAACACGCAAGAGAAAGGGAACACGCAGAAAGTAAATTGTTCATAAAATTATTAACTAACTTATTAACTAAATAAATAATCATATATATTTTTTTTTATTTAGAAGAATGCGAAATTTATTGATGTTAGTACCGTTATTTAGGATACTTATGTATCGCAATGTTTAACAATCATTTCTAGGAATTGTTTAGATGATTGTGTCGTTCTATAATAATTTACTAATTCAGCAGGACTAATACAATCATCTTTCAACTGACTAATATATTTATTTGGAAGTTTACTATTATAATAATGATAATACATATCTTTAATTGTTTGAATACTTGCTTTTTTCATTTCAATCTTCAAATCTATTCTACCTGGTCTAATTAATGCCGGATCTATTTTGTCATAAAAATTGCTGGTAATAATTAAAATTCGCCCATAATTCTCATCTAATCCATCTATTAGGTTCAAAATAAATGATAATGTTAATTTATCTTCTTTCTTAAATGGGGATGAGGATTTAGAAGTAGATTTTTTATCATTATTAACAATTGAAACAGCATTAACTATATTTTCCAACATGTCGAATTCATTATTACTTATATCAGTCACGATTTTATTGTTTCTGTCAAGAATAATGTCACTCATACAGTCAATATCTTCTAATACAATAATCTTATTTTCAAAATCAACAGAGTTGCTTACATTATTTCTACTATATGTGGATTCAAAATAATATCTATAAAAATCTGCTTCATTCTTCACCTTATTTAATGGGATTTGAATCAAGTGACGTTTTAGTTTATTAGCAAGACATTTTATAACGGACGTTTTGCCAGTCCCAGGAGACCCAGATAAACCAATACCTAATGTGTATGGATGTCCTTCCGTTTCATACCATTCTTTATTATTGGTAAAAAAATCAATCTTTTCAATCAAATCATTTTTCCCATCAAAATATAAATTATCGAATTTTCTTGTAGATCTAAATGGTCGTTCCATCCAATTATTATTATTTCCATCATCATCATCATTTTTTGTCGGATGAAGAGTATAAATAAATATTTTGCCTTTGCGATGTTCCTCGATTTTTTTCAAATAGTTTAAAGTCAAATTATCTACATAGTTCTTTAAATCTATGATGGACAATACACGACTATATATTTCAATTCTAATAGTATCAACCTTACCACACATCTCAATCAGTTTATCAGAGTCTCCTGTATTGTCTGAAAAAGTGACATTTACATATATAGTTTTTTCGTTATTTAATGGAAATGATTGACAATTTGCATCCACTACGTAAATATCTTTATCAAATTTGTTTTTGTTTTTGTGTTTGTTTTTGTTTTCATTTTCGTAAATATCAGTGTCAGTATTGTCCATCATTTCTTTTAATCGATTGATTCCATCATAGTTAGATTCACTATTAATATAGTCCCATATAGCATCAAACCGTTTCCCCCAAATATTATTGGTTCTTACACTCCAAGAATTATTTCGAAATGTTCGTTTTCCTTCAATAGTGATTGTAGAATAATATCTGTCATTAAAATAAGACACATATTTTTTTAAGCTTATGTACTCTGAAATACTATTCCATTGAGAGAAAATAATGGAAATACCTACCGCTATTAAACTGGATAGTATCATATCAATAAACGGGTCACCTGTTCGCATATTAAATAAAAAATTCATTCTTAATGATTCCATTATTTTTTCAACACTTTGAATTTCAGCCATTGTATAATATTATATTATATATTCGTTTAAATTATATTGATAATTGTAATAGTGGACATGTATACTATACCAATAGCAATACATATTACAAATAAAGAGAAGCATTCGTCACTATAAATAATATTATTGATAATATAACGCAATATGGTATATATCATAAAATCCTTAACCATGTAGTTATTTTCCAAATAATACCCTCTCTTCTCGTAATATTCTCGTACACCAATACCAGAAATAATAACTGTTCCGGTCATACCATTTAAGAAGGCAATTTGCTCTGCCCGTTGTAATAACTTCTTACCAAATCCGGTATGCTGAACATTATTTGTCATATATTTTGAATTCACTTTTTGAACACTTCCATAAACATGGAGTTCACGAATCAATCCTTTATTATTTAATGTATCATAATAATCTATTTGATCTTTGTAAAATTTATCAGGAATGCGGATGCGTAAGAATCCATAAATTGCCTTTTGGTCATATGTTTCAAATGAAATGAAATATTCATATCCTCTCGATGCTCTAAAACTTCTAACAAATAGTCTAGCATCATCACTATCATATTCTGGATGTCTTTCAATTTCACGATGCCGAATATCCATACTATATAATTTTTCGGCACCAATCTTGTCATTAATTACTTGCCTCATATTTCCACATTTTACTCCACCTGAAATATATGTATCTGGTATGTCGCGAATGATTCTTGGAAGACGAATCCAAGGAGGACAATTTGTCATTCCATATTGTAGAACTTTCGTCATAAGTTCTTTATCTCCACCATATGGTTTGTAACTACCGTCTTGATGCCATTTTTCAATTTTGGTCCAAGGAACAACTTCACACGGATATATTTTGATTTGGTCCGGTTGAAATTTGTCACTTTTGTATATCTCATCAAACATAGCAATATCTTTTTCAGGTGTAGAATAAGGCAAATCTGGCATGAGATGAATATCAATTTTGAAACAATTATTCTTACATATTTCAATTGCCTCAACGACCTTTTCAATAGTATGTCCACGATTAATCTTCTTAAGAATATAATTATCTACTTGTTGAACGCCTAACTGAATTCTAGTAACTCCCCAATCCAATAGGGTTTTGGTCCAAGGAATTCCATCTTCGTCTTTTTCTAGAACAGCGTCGGGTCTTGTTTCAATACAAATACCAATAATTCGACTCTTTGCCATTTTATTATAATCAATTTCTTCTTGGAGACTGCGACATTCACGCTTCTCAGTATCAAAATATGTATTAACACAATAAATAAACTGGGTAAAGAATTTTTTTAGGTATGGTTTGGGATACTCTGTAAAGGTTCCACCTTCAAGAATAAATTCAATCTTGTCGCATTTGTGACCACATACAAGTAGTGAATCTAATCTATTTTTGGTTTGATCAAATGGATCAAATTTATTACGGTTTGCTCTTTGAACGGCTGGTTCCTTTGACAAATAACTTCTAGGTTGAGGAACCCAATTATTTCCCTCGTGTGCTGGTTCGTTAGGGCAATAAAAGCAATCGTGTTTACAACTGAAATCTTGTCCATCGGGTGTTGGTGATGTAAGGATGGTAATTTGATTAATACCTGACATGTCATTGGCTGGTTTTTTAATGAGTAGTAAACATAACACGGATTCTTCCTCTATTTTATTTTGTTGGATAAATTTGCGATAATAATATAACAATACAGTCTTCTTTATTTGAATTTTATGAGGGTGTAAATATTTTTGTATCTCTCTAGTAATTTTTTGTCTAAGAATATTGAATATTTGCTTATGTTTCAAAAAATTCTTACCCATTTTCTCCTTGTAAATTTCATCACTCCAAACTATTAAATGGTTAAGTAATTCAAGTAGTAATTCCTCATCATAGTTAATTTCAATGTCACTATTCTGACTTTTAATGATGTCCTCAAGGTCATTGATCATATTAATTTAAGTAATACATAGATATTAGTATTAATTAAATTCAATTTTATATATTAACCCTTAAATTTTCAAATTTTCAAATTTTCAATTTTTCAAATTTTCAAAAGAATTTACTTTGATAAAATTATCTTCTACAATAAACAATTCAGAATCCTCTTTGATAAAATTCTCAAAATATCGCTTACTGACTGTAAATCTGTTTTTTGATCCAGAATAAAATTGATATAATTCATTTATTGGTATTTCATTCGAATACATTTCAATATTTGACTCATTTGTCTTGTATTTTTTGAGTGAATTAATAATATCTTGTTTTTTATTCCAGGTTGAACAACTCGTATTTAATACATATTTATCATTTTCTATAAATGTATCAGGATAATAATGTTTTATTAAATCCAACATATTTTTCTCACTAATACTTGATTTATATTGATATGAGAATAAACTACATAATTCATCTATCTCCAATTCTTCGCTACTATTTTCATCAGTTAATATTTTATCATTCCAGAAATTAAGAAATTTGCGTACTTTTGGTAAAACTTTACTCGTACAATCAGAAAATATATCCTTTTCAGTATTATAAGAAAACTTGCTCATAAGTAACGTCTTTAAAGTTGAATTGAACAACACATTTGGCAATTTCTCACTATCAACATATTGTTTCCATAAATATTGCATATCTTTCCACGAAACAGAACAATCATCACTGGTTTCAATATTCTTTTCACAGAAATAATCTATAATATTGCTTTCAGTATTATCTTTTAGATATAATGCGTATGTTTTTAATTGTTCATCTTTACAATGTTCTTGTAGAAAAATATCACCTGATCCATATCTAGTAGAATAATATGCCGCCACGCAAAATAAATCAAGTCCGTTTCCTTGTTTAAATTCATTAATCCAATTATCTATATTAATAGATTCTTGAATATCTAATATTCTACATTCAGTAAATGTATGATCATAATATTTGAATTTGAAAATATTTGTTAGGGTTTGTGTTCCAAAAAGCATACAAGCCAAATGACTCAACTCTTTCAACCAATGTTTCGCCTTTGGATTTATAAAATACACTAAATTACATTTCTTTAATAGTATGTCACCTAATACTGTCAAAAAATATTTTGAGTTTTCCCTATTATCAAATACAACCGGACATAATTTGTTTATTACACATTGAATAGTTTCTGACTCTGGAATACACGAAAATATATCTGTTTCCTTTATTTTTTTTAAGATTGTAATTTTCAATTTATGTTTCCAATCCATTAATGTCTTGTTTGCACTTATATTGGTTAGAATTGTATGTTGGACATCATCTTCTTTGATTAAATAAAATTTATTGTCTCTGTACTGAAAAAATAGCTCGGATGATACATGATAGAAAAATTTATGCATGTATAAAAATTTGTTAATAAATTTTTCAGATTCAGAAACCAGTTTATTTTTCCTATTCTCTCTATTAATAATTATATTGTTTGTATTCTTTAAAATTTCAGGCAATTGTTCTATATAGTCAATAAATTTTTGAAATATAACTGGATTATCTTGGTATTCAATATATAACGTTTTCACTATATCTGTTAATTTGTCAGTCATTACATGAGATAATAAAATCATTTTATATTAGTTATATTAATTATATTAGTTATATTAGTTATATTATCAAACAACACATAATCTATGTCGAGATTAACATACTGATGGAAATTAACACAATTGAGTATTACATTGCTTTTTATTTACACCACGTACATTTTTTATATCTTCTAATACATATGAAATACATTTCATAGGTATTAGATATAAATATCCATATGGGTTAGATATATGATTTGGATTTGAAATATTTAACGGTGTAAATGATTTCAATATAATCTGTTTCTTCGGGTTTCTTTTTGTTTTCTTTTTGTTTTTCTACTTGGTTTACGGGAGATTTTGTATCCTTTTTTTGTTTTCTTTCTATGTCTAGATTTTCTTCTTTTTGTAACTGTTTTTCCAAGAGACCTTTTAGATGTCTTACAATGTCGTTTTCCACCGAGTTTTCCTTGTGATTTTAGAAATTGTTTTTGTTCTTCTGTATATGGAGTAATGTCTTGATTTCGAATAGATGCCAACCTATTAGATATATCTACGTCTTTTATTTCGTCTTGCATTTGTTTTTTCATTTTTTCTTTATCTGCTGCGTCTAATTCACTTTGAGCTTTGGCAATTAATTTTTCAACTTCCATATCAGGCTTTTGCTTTTTCAAAAAACTATCTATTGTTGTATTCCTCAAACCTTGAGAGTAACTAGCATCTTTACCCTTTGTCACTCTTTTAATACTTAATAAACTTTTTAATGCATCGTTTTGTATTTTTGACAAAGGATCTACACCTTTTGTATTTTCAACAATATCAGATTTAACATCTTTAGGATCTAATTTAATAATATCTTCGGCATTCAAACGCGCTAAATCATGTTTAGTTTTGTATTTATGGGAATGAAATATCGTTCTAAACATTTTTATATATATATATTTATATAAAAAATTTACACTCTTGGCTTTTGGATATTTAATTTATTACTAATATATCTTATTTTTTTTCTCGTTTTATAGTTTCTGGGTTTTTACATCTGTCTTTATATTTTCATCACTCCTTTTATATTTTCTATCCATAAGGTAAATAGTATGAAGCGCGGAACAAAAAAAACCGTCCCTCAACGATATATCCCAACCAAATTATCTAAGCGTGACAAAACAAAACAGAGAGAAATGTTGAAAAAATCAAGAAAACAATATAAAAAGGGTAAATATTATACGCGTAAAAAAGTTAAATCATTCAAATCAAAATCAAGTCCACATATTGCAAAGGCTAGAAAAATATATAATGTTGATAGTATTATCCCATCAAAAACTTTAGCAAAAAAAACAGGCTGTTCTATTGCGTCTCTAAAAAAAATTGTAAAAAAAGGTGAAGGTGCATATTTTAGTTCAGGCAGTAGACCAAATCAAACAGCCAAATCATGGGGTTATGCTAGACTAGCAAGTTCAATTACAGGTGGAAAAGCGGCAGCAGTTGATTATAATATTCTTGAGAATGGATGTAATCTGAAAAGCGGTGCTCTTCGATTAGCAAAAAAAGCTAGAATTACACATGGATATGGAAGGCGAAAAACATCAAGTATAACATTATAATAGGGTTAAGTAAAATGATTAGCAATGAAAAGGTTGTCTCTGCCTATATGACCAATATTTTAACCTAACCATTCTTGATTTTTTATAGAAGCTTTACGTTTATCCTTTAGTTTTTGAATATTTTTTCGTTTTTGGAAATCAGCAATTTGTAAACCTAATTCTCGTCTGTTATTATTTGTTATATTATACCTAGGTAATAAGTTAGATATTGTAAGTTTATGTATAAGTTTATAATGATGTAAATAATATGGCATATTATTTATACTATTAATCTATAATAAAATTCTATAATAAAAATATTTTTTTTTTACAATTAGTTATTAATATTATCTTCTTCTCCTCCAGAGTCTTTTTTATCTTCTCCTTTCTTTACTTTTTTGGGGACAGGTATTCCAGCCATCTTACTTACTAAATTCAAGAAACTAATAGCAAAAGCTAGTAAAATAACGCCAAATGCTACAATATCACTCTTAGACAATTTTTGTTTCAAGAAAAAATAATTTATTAGTAATATTACTGTAAATTGTGTAATAATTAATAGGAATATGTCTTGAGTTTCGGTCACTAATGTATGTTTATGTCCTAAACCTACAGCAATAGTCATAAAAAACCAATCTAACCATGCAAACGGTATAGCCATTAAAAATGCTTTGAACATGGATATATTAGGGTATTTTAATGTATAAAATTGACCCCACATAGAAAATGATTGAGCTACAATAAATGATGCTAAAAATTGAACATATAATAATATATTGTTCATATATATATTATATAATGAAAACAAAATTTACATTTGGAAGATTTTTATTATGGTTAGTATTAAATATATTTATTGTTTTGTTAATGGATTTAGCTTTATTTAATCAAACAACACCTGAAATGGAAAATGCACCATTTCTAACAAAAGTAAAATGGGCTGAATTATGGGCTACACTTGAATGGATATTTGTAATACCTGCAAATAGAATTGGTAATCTATTTTTAACTGCACCTCAATTATCATTATCATCATATGTATTTGATTTTCTTGGTCAAATTGTAACGAATAAATATTGGCTTAAGGTTCCAACTACAATAGATGATTATGTAGGAATGATTATTATATTTATAGGTATGGCTATATCTGCATATAAAATATTTGATTAAAATATAGTCATATCCAAATGTAAATAATGTTTACGTATTATCAATATCATTTTTGTTAGAGGTTGTTACTTTATACAAGCTAATATAAAATCCTAATAACATTAATCCTAGACCAATAATATAACTATATAATAATTCATTTCCAAAATAGATTTTATCTATAAACATCATAATAATATTTTGAGCTACAATTAGAAGTAGTACAATTTGATTTGGCTGAGTTAAATTATATTTGGTATTAATATTAATCGCCATAGTCATAAACACCCAGCCAACCAAAGCATATGGAATTGCCATTTTATAAGCTTCCCAGTTAGATAAATGTTTTAGAGGTAATGTAACATATTGTCCCCACATAGAAAATGTTTGCGAAATGAAAAATAATAAAAAAAATAATACAGAATAAAATCCTACACTATCATCATAGTCGTCATTATTATAAACTGACATATATAATATATTATATATTATATATTATATATTATATATTATATATTATATAGATATGAGTAATTTGAAAAGAATAAATAAGATTACTACATTTGTAACATGGTTTATATTAATGGCCATAGCATGTATTTTAACTGTAGTCGCGTTATTTTTACAAACTAGACCTTATATAAAAGAAGCCAATTTTTTTATAAAGTTATTTGTAACACAAATTATAGCAATGATATTATGGGGGGTTGCCATTCCGGCACAACGATTAGGATATTTGATTTTAACACCATTTCAATTATCATTATCATCTGAAGTATTTACATTTATATCCCAATTATTAGCAGATAAATTGTGGTTAGACAAAGTTACTACAAATGATGATTATATTGGAGGATTTTTAATTTTATTAGGAATGGTAGTCGCGAAAATAAAATTATTTGATTAAAATATAATTCAAGACATTTTATGTTTAACAATTTTAAATATAAACGCATTAGTATTTAAAGATTTTTGCGTAAAAATACATTATAGGAGGATGACTGATTCAAATAATGTATTGACTATTAAAACTGTACAAATTGCGCCTTTTCGGACATTAATGACGGCTCTAAAGGATATATTATTAGAAACAAATATTACCTTTAAAAAAGATGGTATTAGAATAATTAATATGGATAAGTCGCATACTATGCTTGCTCATTTATTTTTAGCGGCTGAAAACTTTGAACATTATGAATGTAAAAAGGAAAAGATCGTAGTTGGTGTGAACATGTTTCATTTATTCAAGTTAATTAATTCTATTGACAATGATGATACACTCACTATTTATATTGAGAATAATGACTATTATGATGGTATTGTATCATTCTTAGGTCTTAAATTTGAGAATGGTGATATTAAACAATGTAAGATTCAAAAGCTTCGCTTAATCGAACCGGATACGGATGAATTCGAGGAACCAGATGTTCATTTTTCATCTGTAATTAATCTTCCATCTTCTGATTTCCAAAAAATCATTCGTGATTTATCGTGTATTTCAGACAGATTAGAGATTAAATCAGTTGGTAATGAGCTCATTTTTAAATGTTCTGGACAGTTTGCTACAGCAGAAGTGAAACGAGAAGAATCATCTGGTGGTATGGAATTTATTGAAAAACAAGATTCGAGTAAGATCATTCAAGGTGAATTCTCACTAAAAAATCTAGGGTACTTCATTAAATGTACTAATTTATGTAATCAAATTGAAATGTATCTGGAGAATGATTTACCACTAGTAGTCAAATATTATGTGGCTAGTCTTGGAACTATTAAATTATGTCTAAGTCCATTACCAAGCAATAATTAAGAAATATAGAAAATATTGATTGATACAACAAATAAAAATATAATAATTGTAAGGTAAAAATATTTGTAATTATTATATTTGTAATTATTATATTTGTAATTATTATATTTGTAATCTAATTATAGTTATGTTTTTTACTGAAATAATATTTTATATATAAATTATTTTATATATAAATTATTTTATATATAAATTTAAATTTAATCTGTTTACACCATTGAATATTTAATATTCGGGTGAATGTTTTTTGAATAAACATCCATGCATGTCTATTCCACTTGAACAATCGATTTGTGAAGCATCTTGAAAATTACAACTATTTAACCAAATCTTAATAATACAAAAGTTCTTTTTTGGTGAAATTGTAATTCCATTTATACACAGTTGTAATTTATCATTTTTTGATAAAGATTCTCCTACTAAAGCATATGTAAGTTTTTTCCAACATTCATCTACTATTTTATTATTTACTTTATATGAAAAACATCCACCAGATCTGTTTTTGGGATCCTCCCATAGAGGTGTTACTCCTTTACGCATTATAAACAACATACAATTCTTTACTAATCTTTCAGGTAAAGCCTCAGCTACTGCCAACACTTCTTCTACATTAGTATAGTTATAAATGGGCTTATAACTATTCAAAGACCAATCGGTGTCGTGAGGCAAATGTGCCCAAAGACACCATTCGTCGGAAAGAGGATGCTGTTGCATTTCTGGATCAACTATACTATGGGAGTCCTCCATTATAGTATTAGCTATCAATTTTTTTTTATATTATTTTTAAATATATTAATCTAAATGTTGTTTTAATTGTTCACTGTTAATTATATCATTAATTATGTTACTATTAAAATTATCAATATTTTCTTCCTCTTCCGATTCATCTACATTTTCCTCTTCCGATTCCGTTTCATCTACATCTTCCGTTTCATCTACATATTCATCTTCCGTTTCATCTACATATTCATCTTCCGTTTCATCTACATTTTCCTCTTCCGATTCCGTTTCATCTACATTTTCCTCTTCCGATTCCGTTTCATCTACATCTTCCGTTTCCGTTTCATCTACATATTCATCTTCCGTTTCATCTACATATTCATCTTCCGTTTCATCTTCATCTTCCGTTTCATCTTCATCTTCCGTTTCATCTTCATCTTCCGTTTCATCTTCATCTTCCGTTTCATCTTCCTCTACATCTATAACTAATGGTTTTGGTTTTGGTTTTGGTTTTGGTTTTGGTTTTGGTTTTGCTGATGAAAATGACGTTATACTATTTTCATTGAATTTTATAAAAAATGGACTATGTACATTTCCAATTGACATATCTTGTGACATATAATTTACACTAAAGTTCTCTTCTAATTCAATATTATATACTTTATTCATATACCATTTAAAAAATGGATACTTTAAAGTATTATTTTTAATTAGAAAATTCTTAGGTTCTTTTAAATTAATATCATATTTTTTATCACCAATGTTTAATTGAAATATAATAAAATTAATATCACTTTTATATTTTATTAAATCATTCGCGTTTTTGATAATATTTATATCATCCATAATTAGTGTAAAATTTTTTTTCGCATCACTTAATGTATAATCTGTATAATATATTAAATCATACTCTAATTTTTTACAATCCATTTTTTTAAGCGTTTCAATATCTTTTATTAAATTAACTTCTTCTCCATCTTTTATTATTAAAATGGAATTTCTGAAATAATCATTTGTTATATTATGAAATCCAGGAACAATTGTTTTATTGTAATATTTTTTTATTATACCAAGAACTTCTAATGTTTTCCAGGACATATCCATCCCGATGTCTATAATATAATTATCTATATAATTAACAGTAGTTGTTTTATAATCAAGTATTAAATTATGATCTGTATAATAACCATACAATATATCAATATACAAATGAATTATACTTTCATATAAAAAATAAAGGACATTTGCTAATAATTTTAAAATATCAAATAATATCTTCATATATAATAATTTAAACTGAATACTTTTAAATTATTTTACTAATTATAGTTGTTAATGTCTTCGGGAGTTCCACTATTAAAATCATCAGGGTCATAATCTTCATTATTATTTCCATTGTTATTACCATCAATAACAACTACTTTTGGTTTATTTATTGTCGATACATTATTTGGATATTTTACATCATAATCTAATCCATCATCATTTGGACTTAATCCAAATACAAACATTAATACAGCAGTTATATAAGTCATTAAAATAAATGGAATAAATACAATCATCCATGATACTACTCCTAAACCTCTTTTACAGAGTATATTTAAAAGTAATGTAAATATTACCATAACAATTGATTTAAAAAAAGCTGTATTATAAAACCCTTTAAACATGTCGATTATTATTTGTGTTAATGAAAAACCTAAATATAATATGGCGGGTGCACATAGGTTGTCTATCATTTATATTATAAATTTATAAAAAATTAAAAAAATGTGGGTTCTCCATCATTAATTTCTCCTACTTGTTCACCTAATTCACCGTCTTCATTTTTGTAAATTTTACCATTCTCTTCATCGTCACAATAATATGTAATATCATCTATTTCTATTTCAAATACCTCTTCTTCTTCTTCTTCTTCTTCTTCTTCTTCTTCTTCTTCTTCTTCTTCTTCTTCTTCTTCTTCTTCTACTGCTTCTTCTTCTGCCTCTTCTTCTTCTGCCTCTTCTTCTTCTGCCTCTTCTTCTTCTTCTTCTGCCTCTTCTTCTACTGCTTCTTCTTCTTCTTCTTCTTCTGCCTCTTCTTCTTCTACTGCTTCTTCTTCTTCTTCTTCTTCTACTGCTTCTTCTTCTTCTTCTTCTTCTTCTTCTTCTTCTACTGCTTCTTCTACTGCTTCTTCTTCTGCCTCTTCTTCTTCTTCTTCTTCTTCTTCTTCTTCTT